TCTGGCAACGTTACCCTGTATTGTTTCACAGTTCCGGAGGCTCCTGTTCCGACTCCGTCAATTATTATTGCAAACTGATTTGATGTTGTGGTTTGAGTAATTGTCCAACCTCTGTAATTGCCTGAAGTTGTCCCATACTTACAGACAATATTTCTATTGGATGCCCCGTACGCACTGTTGCACTTTATTCTTGCGATCACCGTCAAATCATTCAGTATTCGAAGTTGTGAAGGATTTCCGTAACTGACATATTCACTTGAACCAGCAAAGCTTGCCGAATAGCTGTTGGTAATATCGGGCGGAATTATTATCGGAAAACTTGGGTCGAGGGTAATTCCTGAGATACTCCTGTCCGCAAGAGTATTTTCAAAAGACCAATATCCAACGAGTCCAGGATTACTGATTTCATCCTTTGAGACTCCCTGATTATCAATATCAAAAATTTCCTGATCGTTTTTGACGACATTGTATATTTGAACGTCGTCAATAAAGCCTTTGAAAAAGTTTGATTTTGTGGTTGTGAAATTTGAACAACCGATAGAAACAGGGGCTGTCGTATTGTACAAAGCATTACAGGTGCTGTCTGATGCCTTAGTACACGAATCAGTGACATTTATACCGTTCAGATATACCTGAAGGTTGTTGGTTGTAAAGGTAAAGGCAATTGAATTCCAGTCCGTTATATCGCCAAGCGTAATGACATAACTTTTTCGAACATTGAGGCCATCGTCATGCAGACGAACTATGATCTGATTTGCGACTGTTGACTGAGCAATGAACCATGAACGAAGATTTGTCGTGTCAATCATTTTTGAAACAATATGACCGGCCGAACCCACTGAAGCGGAAGCACTCGCCTTGAATCTTGCGAATACCGTCAGATTATTTGTGATTTGAAGTGCTGCTGGATTCCCAGCGGAACAGGCTAATGTACCGTCAAAGTATCCTGAATATTGATTGAAAACCGGATCATCGACCGGACTAAATTTCAAAAACATCATTTTCGATCTGACGTTCTTGTATTCTTCTATTATTGCAGCTGCTAAGGCCCTCCGTTCGTCCGTAACTTCAATATCACCGGCATTCACCGTGACTCCAAATTGTGCCCATTCACCGGCGCCGTAATCTATTGTTGAATCATGCCGGTAGGTTCCATCGTAGAAATTCCCGGTATGTTCGGTAATAGTAACTGCAGGATATCCAAGCGAAATAAGCGCCTGTTTAATGGCGTATGGCGTACCCTTGAACCGGTGCAGTTCAATAGCCCGTTTCACGATAGCCCGTTTTTCGGCTTCAGTTGTGGCCAGCCCGAATCCCTTGATTCCGAGAACGTCAAACTGTTCGGCCAACGCCGGAAGGGCAGAGGCATCCACCGTGTCAACCAGGTATAAAAACAGCTTTGTGATATCTAAACCCATAAATCTTGATTCAGATATTTTTTCGATAGCCGCCAGGTGCGGAACGTTCTGAAGGACTGAAGCCAGCGCGGTCTGTTTAGCCATTTGTTGTTCCCACCACCGTAACGTCTAAATTGATTAGGTTTGTATACTGCGTAACCGTTATTTCAACCACGTCCACCGGATTACCCGGTTCGTCAAGATCCAATACCACTGAGGCATCGTAAACGCCCGGTACCATGCACTGAGCAATGATCCGGGTTTTGGTCAGGTTGTCACCAAGCGTGCGGGACTTCGTGGCGCAGAGCGCTTCAATATTGGCCGTGACAGCCTCAATGATGTCGGCCTCCACCGACTGGTCATAGATGGTCAGTTCAACCGTGATCAGGTAATCAACGCCTTCAGCTGCAACGACTTCAACCGCATCGGTCAGTGGACGGACCTGTTCGTCATTGCAAGCTGCGTTCACGGCCGAAACAATTTCCGGAGTTGTTCCGCCTTCTGCCAGAACATAGATTTTCACCTGACCTGCCGTGATCATGGGCGGACCGATCTGCGGTCCCAGGATGGTGACGTCAATGATGGCCGGGTGTGCTGAAAGGGCATGATACCGATAGGCCCCACGGCTTCCAGCGGTGGAGAACGAAGCCGGTGCAAGCTGAATCCGCTCCCTCAGTTCATCGTCAGTTTCTTCGTCTGATCCACCGCCTGGAACCGTCAGGTTCACGGCGGTTACGATATACGCCTGAGGATCGAGGATGATATTCACCTGCCCGGCAACATAGCCGTTCGATCCTGCCCCAGCCGTCGTGCATTCAGCCTGCACGTCAGCGGTCAGGGTCCCGGCTGTGACAACCTTCAGGGATGTTGTCGCCCAGATGAACTTCCCGTCTCCGGATTGAACCCGTGTGCCTTTTGGGATTGTCACCCCGGTGTGACCAGACACCAGCGTGAAGCGTAGCGTGACGGTTGAATTTGAAGCCGCCAGACGGGTGACACCTACCAACCGTCCCAGGTAATCCAGAATCGGTGCGCGACTGAAACTGACCAGCATCAGAAGCGCAGATTCATTGATGATCGTCCGCAGGATGGCTTCCCTGTAGGCTAACTGATTCAGAAGCAGCCGTTCAGGCTGTGCCGGTTGAAGAGTTTTTCCGGTCAGCGATTCGTATTGAGCCACCAGTTCTTCAATTATGGCGTCTGCATCAGAAGATACGAATGTCGGGGGTGTCAAAACCATTGTTGCCACACTTACTCCGTTCTGGCGGTTTCCTCTGCACTGACGTCAATTCCGGAAGTTCTGACAGTGTCTCCGGAAGGAGTCGTTGTGAAACCGATGGTCTTTTTGTCGGTCAGGAAAAAACTGACCTTCGATTGTGATTGTTTCCGGGCATCTTCCCAGTACAGTGAGAAATTGATTTGCCCGTTCTCTTCTTCGTGAACGATCCGGGTGACTTTAGCCCGTTTCTCCCAGATCTTGATTCCGTCCACAATTTCCGAAATTAGATTCGGAATTGCAATTGAGTTCGGCAAATCGACATATTTCAGCAGGCTGCATCCGAATTCAGGACGAAGCGGATCAGAGCCTTTTTCAGTCATCACAATGATCAGGATGCACTGATTGATATCGTCGGTGTCTTCAACGATTTCACCCGCCGTCACGATCGAAGGTGACCAGTCGGCAGATTTGATTTCGGAAATTGATTTAGCCATCAGGATATTGTCTGGGTTAAAGTGATTGTTCCGGTCACAGGAATAGCGCCGGCAGTAAGAACCGGTGTAACGGATGCGGATTCAACCGCATCCTTTGCAGCAGTCGCAACAGCATCGGCGATTTTCCCGGCGATTCGGTCCAGCGCATCATCGTTTGCAGATGCAAAATCACCGGTGTATTCATCCATGAATGCTGCTTTTATGGCCGCTTTCATCGCTGTTTTGTTGATTGCCATCTATGCCTCGAATAGATCGTCAAGTCTGGACTTGATTTCTGTGTACGTTGCTGAATTGATCGGTGGCGAAGTCGGACTGCCAGGTGCGCCGGTCGTATGGGTTTCCGCAAGAAGCGCATCGATCAGATCAGACAGGACCGTCTTCAGCGATTCATCAGCAGTCTTCACCGTGTACCCATCGGTGGATATTTTGAACTCCGTTTCTTCGATTTTGACGGTCAGCCGGTGTTCTTCCCGGTCATATTCAACCGTCGTACCGTCCGAAAATTTCACCCGTGATTTGTCCTTTGTGGATCCATCAGGGGTAACGGACTTGGAATAGATCGCACCGAGAACCACCCCGGTATCACCATTGTCAGTCATGGTGCAGGCAACGTGCTCCCCCTCATCCGGGAACACTGCAAATTTGTCGCCCATGGTTTTGACCTGAATAACCGGCATCCACGGAGACAACAGGTCGTCATCCTCAATGAACCGAACCCGGACAAGGCCTTTGCCGTAATCCACCTGGTCTACTATTCCAAACCTAAGCTCAGTCATTCGTCGTCCGTATTGTCGTCAACCGATTCAGCCAGTCCTGGCGTTGTGGTTTTCGGTTTTGACTTTTTCGTTTCTTCGATGAAGCCAACCCGCTTCACTTCAACAGCCGTCGAATATCCACCCGTGCCGGTGATGGTGTGAGTGGATTTCTCAATGTGGTATTTCCCGGATATTTGCCCGAATCCGGTCAGGTCAATATTGTTGCCTGCAACCATCAGCGGACTGCCTTCCCGGGAGAAGTTCCCGGTCTGCTGCTTCCGGTTAGTCCGGTACATTGCGGCTTTCGCCTTCAGTTCAGCTTGCTGTTTGTTTTCAACCCTGGTTCTCAGTTGAAGGGTATCGGCCTTCACCACGTCCGAATCTTTGTCGGAATTCGCTTCCACCAGTTCCTTCAGTGTCGGGCCGTGATGCTTCACCGTTGCCTGTTGGAACACGAAGCTGGTTTTGTCCTTCAGATTGTAGCTGGTCACTTCAGACCGATCGACAGTCAGAACTGATCCGGTTTGTTCCAGGTCGTACATGGTGG